ACTTTTAAATTACTACCTGAAGGAAGCTCGTCTGGTGACAGAAAATTTGAAGGTGCTGGTATAGTGACAGGAATGTCAGTTAACCAACCTTTAGATGGAGTTGTGGCTAGATCTGTGACGTTTCAAGGCACTGGTGCTTTAACAATAGGAACAGAATAATAATTTATGTCTATTCTTAACAGAGCTAAATCTCACTTTGAGAGTTTAGGAGTACAATCTATTGAGATTGAAGAATGGCCTGATGATAGTGGTAAACCCACAATTATTTATTGGAATCCAATCACACTAGCAGAAAAAAAACGTCTATTTGAAAAGTCTAGTAATATTAACGATGTAGGTTTGTTAGCTGATATTGTTATTATGAAAGCACTTGATAAGGATGGAAACAAAATATTTAAGTCAGAAGATAGATTAGATATTATGCATAAAGTTGACTCTGATGTCCTTGCTAAAATATCTACGTCGATGGTTCAATCTATTACTCCCTACGAGGCAAAAAAAAAGTAAATACTAGCCCTGAACTCCGCAATATGTTAATAGTTGCGGACAGGCTAAAAATAACTTTAAAACAAGTATTAGAAATGTCTGCTGAAGAATATAATACTTGGTTAGGTTATATGATGCTTGAACAAGACGAATATAACAGGAATAGAAAAATATAATGGCTCAGAATCTAGTACTTAATATTTTAGCAAGAGATAAAACAAAACAGGCTCTAGCTGGAGTAAAAGCTGGATTAAATAATTTAAGGTCAGCAGTATTTTCAGTTCAATCAGCAATACTTGGAATAGGATCAGGTCTTGCAGTAAAATCAATTTTAGATGTTGGAGCAAATGTAGAGCAACTTAGATTAAGATTTGCTTTTTTATTTAAAGGTGTCCAAGAAGGTGACAAAGCATTTAAGGGCCTAATAGACTTTGCATCTAGAGTTCCATTTACACTTGAAGAAATACAAGCTGGTGCTGGAAACCTTGCAGTTGTCACTAAAAACGCAGAAGAGCTAAATGAAATATTAAAAATCACAGGAAACGTTGCATCAGTCACAGGATTAGATTTTAGAACAACTGCTGAGCAAATACAAAGGTCTTTCTCTTCAGGTATTGGATCAGCTGACCTATTTAGAGAAAGAGGTGTTAGAGCTTTATTAGGATTTAAAGCTGGAGCAGAAGTCACAATAGAAGCTACAAAAAAAAGGTTTAGAGAGTTGTTTGGGCCAGGAGGTGAGTTTGAAAAAGCCACAGAAGTTTTATCAACTACTTTCACAGGAACACTATCAATGCTTTCTGATAAACTATTTAAGTTTAGATTAGAAACAGGACAAGCTGGTTTTTTTGATTTTATAAAACAAGGTCTTGTTGAGGTTAACAAACTTATAGAAGCTAACTCTGAACTACTTGCGGTCTTTGGTGCAAAACTTTCAAATGCTTTAATAACTGCTACAAAACAGATAATTCTCGGTTCAGCGGTTATTATACAAGCACTTAGACCTGTTTTTTCTTTTATAGGATCATCCCTTTTAGGATTATTTGATTTTTTAAGAACTTTACCTGAAGGAGTAAGAACTTTAGGAATAGTTGGTTTTTTGATGCTTGGAGGAAAAGGCAAAGCATTAATTCTTTTAATAGGTGGGTTTATAGATGAAGTAAGATCCATGCTTGGTGACCTTTTGATGGGGTTTGCAGAGTTTAATCAAAAAATTTTAGAAATAAGAAAAACTTTAAGATTAGTAAGCGATGAAGATTTTGTAAAAATATTAAATCAAAACAATCAGTTAGTAGGTATAGCAACTAATCTAAAAAAACCTGTCAATGATTTTAGAAAAGAAATAGAAGCAACTAATGGAGGACTAGACACAACAGTTGGTAAGTTAAGGCAATTCTTAAATACACTTGAAGCAAAGGCTTTAATATCAAAACAACAAATAGAAGAAATTTTATCTAGACTAAAAGGAACAACAGAGGAAACAGATAAAACTGCAATCAATTTTGGTAAAGTTGCAGATACAGTTAAAAACCAAATTAAAAAAGATTTAGAATCTGTAAATCAAACAATTGGTAAATTTATATTAGGTGGTGTTAAATCATTCTCAAGAGCTTTAGCTGAATCTGTTGTTCTTGGTAAAAAATTAAATATGACTCTTAAAGAACTAGCACAAAAACTATTAGTTGATATTCTTGCATTTACAATTCAATTAATAATTCAAAAACAAATAGAGGTGTTCTTAACAGATATGAGTCTAAAAAAAGAAAAAGAAAAACTTGACGTTTTAAGAGAACAACAAAGAGAACTTAGAAAAAATAACAAACAAAGTTTAATATCAACTGCACTTGCCTTTTTACCTGGAATGGCATCAGGTGGTGCAGTAGGAAAAGGAAGGCCTGTAATGGTTGGTGAGAGAGGCCCTGAATTATTTATACCAAACTCATCAGGACAAATAACACAGAGTGCTAGAGGCATGGGAGGAAGATCGGCAGTTGTTAATTTTAATATAAATACAATAGACTCAAGAGGTTTTGATCAGGCTTTGATAGAAAATAGAGGAACAATAACTGCTATTATTAATAATGCCTTAACTGAAAAAGGTAGAGGAGAGTTAATTTAATGTCAGGAGCATTTCCAATATCAACTGCAAACTTTGAGACTATGGGTATCAAGTCTTTGCAAGACACAATTATATCTAAATCATTATCAGGTAAAAAATTATCAAGGCAAATAGATAATCAAAGGTTTGGTTTTACTGCCTCTATTATAGTTGGAAAACGATCCGATATATATGGTGAGCTTATGGCCTTTATTATGAAACAAAGGTCTCAAAAAGAAAATTTTACAATCATTCCTCCTGAAGTTGAAGATGCAAGAGGGAATGTAAGTGGAACTGTCTTGGTAAATGGAACTCATGCTATTGGCGACACGACAATAGATATTGATGCTATGACAGGAACTTTAAAAGCTGGTGATTTTGTTAAATTTGCCTCGCACAGCAAAGTATATATGGTAGTTGCAGATGCAACAGCAGATGGTTCAAATGAAGCTACAATAACAATAGAACCTCCACTTAGAACTGCTCTAGTTGATGATTCAGTAGTCACTTATGATAACGTTCCTTTTACAGTTCATTTAACAAACGATATACAGGAGTTTGGAGTTGTGGGAGCTGATGGGTCAGGAAATTTATTATATAAGTTTGAAATAGATGTCGAAGAAGCAGTATAAAATTAAATATTTTATGAATGCTGACATCTTGGCAGAAGAAATAGTCGAGGCAGATGATATTGATGTTGAAAATCTAAACTTGAAAAAATACGACTTCCCATCAAAAAATGCTGACTACATAGTGAATGGTGATATAAAGGTTATTAGAAAGAGTATAGAAGATTATGGCAAGGACACTAACAACAGCAGTAAAGAACGAACTCCTAACAAATGAGATCAGACCAGTTCATTTGTTAACTATTGGATTTGGAACTCCAGTAAACTTAACAGATAATAGTTTTGACCTTACATCATCTATTTCAGGATCAAGCACTACATATACTGCATCGTCTTTTTTAGTTTCTGTTCCATCATTTACAGAAGAAACAGATCTTACAAAAACAAGTTTAAATATTGTTTTATCAGGAGCTGATCAAACTTTTATATCTACTTGTTTAAATGAAAATATAGTTAATGATAGTGTTGAAATATATAGAGGAGTTTTAGACTCAAATAATTCTCTAATAGCTGATCCTTTGTTATTATACTCAGGAAATATTGATACTTTCCAAATAGATGAAACAGAAACTGAATCCTCTGTCACTTTAACTGTTGTTTCACATTGGGCCGACTTTGATAAAAAATCAGGAAGGCAAACTAACAACAATTCTCAACAAAGATTTTTCAGCACAGATGTTGGTATGGATTTTAGCTCTCAAACAGTTTTAGATATTAAGTGGGGTCGAAAATGACAACATTTGATGAAGTTATAAACCTTTATTATAAACATGATAAATATAAAAAGTTTACTTATCCTGAACTATATTATCACATATTGCCCTCTATAAATCACAATCAATATAAAATATTTAAAGATGAGGATGGTGTTTTTGGTTTTGTAAATTGGGCCTTTCTAAACGAAGAAACTCAAGACTCTTATATTCGCAATTCAAAAATATATAAAAATGAATGGAAAAGTGGTGTTAATATTTGGTTATATGATATTGTTATTATTAGAAAGAGCAAAGAGGTTATGTCATGGGTTTATAATT